TCGTGATTTCAAAACCCATCTTACCGATTTCAGCATCTGAATTAGATGATGCTGCGTCAGACAGTGCTTCACCTTCTGATGTCAACAATGCATCACCAGCTGATCCGTCAAGTGAAGATTCACGTTCTGAGCCTACACCAGAGAAGCCAGTCAAGATCGGAGAATCAGTGAATGCTTCAACCTCGTCAGCAACACCCTCTTTAGACGCGTTCTTGTATTGCGGCTTCATCGCGAAGATCAAACCAGTCGGGCCAGCCATAGGTTGTACACCGCACACATCATAAGCGATGAGTGAAGGCATTGCCCGTCTAATCATAGCGATCAGTACTGGATCGAACTTTTCAATGCTACCTGCAACTGTTTCGTTAGTCTCATTAATCTGGAAAGACTGATGAGCCCGTTCTTCTACCATTGCCTTTTCTTGGTTTTCCAAGAGAACAGCTGTTACTGCTCTACGATATGAGTCCTGAATTGGAGCACAGTCTGTGTGATCCAACAGAGGCGCCCACTTTTTCTGTGCGTTTTCTGAATTAAACATAATTGTTTTCCTTCTGTTGTTAGTTATTAAGTGATATGGTTAAAATGCTTCTTTTTGTAATTTAGTAGAAGCTTTGATATATCTGGACATTAAAGAATTTTCATCAGTTTGTTCTTCGACTTCTTCAACGACCACTTGTGTAGTTGTTTCTGTGTTTGCTTTTTTCACTTCAGACTCTTCAACTTTCTTCTGAGCGAAATAAGACTCACGAATAACTTTAGCTTTCTTAGTGAAAGCTTCTGGAGATTCCCAAGCGATATCTTCAGTCAACTCTTTAAACTTAGCAACCTGTGTAGTTGCAAGTCCTTCAGAGAGTTCAGATACAATCTGAGATTTTTCCAGTGAGACGATTTGTTCTGACAATTCATCGATCTTAGCTTGTTTAGCATCTACATCTTCAGCTAGTTCACAATTCTGCTGACTAATTTCGTCAAACATGTCTGTCTTACCTTCTGGCATTTCAATGTAGTGGTTTACAAACGTATCTTTCAGTGAAGTCATAAATGACTCAGCGATTTCTGTCCGAAGGATGTTCGATACTGCAACATCATTCTTATCAATCCACTGTTCAGCTACGTAAGTAAGATAAACATCAATCTTATCCATCAACCCTTCGTGAAGTGCGCTGATTTCTTCATCAACATAATCAGTATATGATTCTTTGATTTCTTCAACCTGCTCACGAACTTTTGCAGATACAGCAGCTTCAAAGATAGTAGCAGCTTTAGTCTTAAACTCTTCAGTCAAAGAATCATCCGAAGCACATAGTGCGTCGATATCTTCTTTCATTGAATAACTAGCTTCAATCTTTTCAATTGCTTTAGCTGTTGCTGCAGCAGTGATAGTCTTAGAGATTTGGTCAATTGCATGATCGACATCTGAATGAGGTTGCTCAGAACCTTCGATACCGTCATCTTCATCGTCCATCTCTTCGATTTCTTCTTCGTCATCTTCATCGTCCATGTCCATGTCGTCAGAATCCATCTCTTCTTCATCTTCGATTTCATCTTCCATGTCGTCTTCTGCATCATCAGCAGAAACGTCAACGTCATCGACATCAACTTCGTCTTCGTCTTCGTCGTCTTCGTCCGCATCAGCGTTCATGTTGTATGACTCTTCAGCGTCGTCTTCGTCTTCCATTTCCATGACTTCAGCGTCAGATGGGTCTTCATCGGGGTCTTTAGAACCTTCGATTCCGTCATCCTCTTCTTCATCCATGTCTTCAGCATCTTGATCTTCTTCATCTTCTTCCCATACTGTATAGACTGCAGATTCTTCAACAGTTTCTTTAGTTGTATCTTCTGTCGATTCAACAACCTCTTCTGTTGTTTCTTCTACCTCTACATCCTCTAGGGCTTCAGGCTTAAGAGCTGAAAGTGCTGTTTCCAGCAGATTTTTATTTTCTTCGTTAAGCATAATAGTTTCCTAATGTTTAGAGTTTGGAGAGGAAATCCGCGAATACCTTCTCCTGTACTGACGCCAGTTCTTTGGAAGAAGCTTCTTGAATTTCAGTCTCATATTTTTCAAGTTGCTGAGCTTTTAGAATACCATTATCCCAAACCCACTCTACACCTTCCATGATGCCATTTACAAATGCACCTTGGGCTGAAGGGTCTTGAACGATATCTACAGTAGCGAGTAAATAGTCATCATTGACATAAGTTACTCCCTTCTTATTCTCAACGGTTCCCATACCACGGCTAGAGACACCAAGTTTTACTCCACCCTCAATAAGACCTTCAACGATCTTACCCATTGGGGTGTTTAGAACTTGTGCCTTTCCAACAACATCATCACCGTCAAACTTTAACTCGGTGATTTTGTGTGAAACTTTGTCTAAGTTAATCTGGGGGCCAGCAGGATGATCGAGTTCCCCGACAGCTCTTCCCTGTGTAACTTGTTCTGCAACGTATTTTTCAACGGCTTTATAAAGTGTTTCTTTTGGATATACACGGCCATTACGATTCTTTCTTTCGGCCTGCATAAACACACCTTCGATATATGTGTGTTTTTTACCGTCTTTATCCTCGGTTATATAATTCAAATCTTCAAAATGTTCTGTAATAAGTCTCATATTACTCTCCTTAAACTGTTAGGCATACATTTTTATCCTTTTACGTTTCTAACGTTGAAAATGTCTGCTGCTACGGATACCTTTTTTACATCTACCGCTTGGGAAATCTTATCACTTAATGCTGCATTAAAATTCTCTTCAGCACCCTTTTTATCTCCACTATAAAGAGCTCCTAACAAATTTTTTACACTATCCATAACCTATATTCCTTTTTTATACCTATATTTATATATTGTCAAAGCTTAAAAGCCCTTCTAGAGGATGTTACTAATTTTTAAATTCTGATTCTAATGAATTATTTTGGTTAGACACGTCAGCTTCTAGCTCTCCGCTCGAAGTGTCCATCTCTTTTTCTAAGTTACCGCCAACTTGAGGTTGCGTTGGTTCGTAGGATGCAAACATGTCATCTCCACCCTCCCCATCTTCTCCACCTTCATCTTCTTGCTCGTCTGCAATTTGTTGGTTAATCTGCTCGATCTCTACATCGTCTTGGCCAAGAACATTCTTTCGTACCCATTCTTTTGAATAGTATTTCCCAACATACTCGTCCATCTGACCAACAATTTCAAACCTGTCTCGCAATATTTCAAACTCTTTTAGTTCAGAGAAATAATTATCTTTCTGATAATCTACATAGATATTCTCTTCAATACTTGGCCAGTCATCTTCTACAATAATACCTTTAAGTACAAGTTGTGTCTTAAGTGCGTCTAAAAATACATAAGAAAATCTTTTACGAAGTCTATCGACAAACTTCTGAAATTTTACTTCTTCCCGATTGATTTCAGTTGCACGACCAACTTGGAAGCCAGATTCAGATTCTAATCTGCTCAAAGGTACATTAAGAGACTTGTATAGCTTCTTTTGGAAAAACAGAATATCCTCGATCTGACCAAGGTTTTCTCCGCCGGGTAGTGTAGTAATTTCAGTTCCACGACCGCCTTCTCTTCTAGGAAGGAAGAAGTCTTCTAACATTGATTTGTGTCTACGGTCATCTCTCACTTCACCAGATGATGAATCGTACACAATTTTGTTACGATATTGAGACATCATATTTCTGACATATTCTTCGGCTTTACCTTTTGGTAGGTTACCGACATCAATATAGAAAATACGTCTTTCCGGTGCTCTAGAGATACGATAGATAACCAATGCGTCTTCTAGCATTCTTAACTGGTTAATCAACTTTATTGATTTATGTAAGTTTGATAGAACTTTCTGCCGACTAGCATCCATGATTCCACTAGTCACATAAACAATAGCTTCTTTTGCTACTTTTATCCCTTGAATGGCACCGTCTGATGTTTGACCACTATCGGGTGTAGTAGTTTGGTAATCACTATAGACAAAAAATTCGTCTGTTGTTTCTGACATTGTTATGCCGGTTCGTCTGTCAACTTCTTTTTTGACTTCCCGAACCTTCTTCATAAAAATCGGGTCGATGTATCTTAATTCTTGGATACCTGCTTTAGGATTTTCGGTATCAATTACAATATGGAAATATATTCGGCCATCAACATACCACTTTCTAAATAAGTCTGAACCAAACTGATTAAACTGCAAAAGTTTAACAATTTCTTGAAATTCATTAACAATCTTCTTTTTAACTTCATCAGTGTATTCTAGGTCATCAACATTCAGTGATACAGGAGAGCCGATATCGTTAGTAACAATTGCTTCATTAATAATATCATCGATCGCATTATCAGTTTCAGGTTGTTCAGCAGCATCACGATACTTTATAATCATATCTTTGTCGCTGCTACCTTGGGTGCCATCTAAGTCATAGTATTGACCAAAATAGCCTCCAGCGCTTACTGTAGTTACACCGTCTTCCTCGGTTGGAGGTACAAATGATTTTACAGTATCTTTTTCATTCTGTTGGTTCTTCTTGAACCTTTTCGTTATTTCGTAGCCAAAAATTTCCATAATACTATTTATATAAAAACTCCCCAACTTTCATTGGGGAGTTTCCTTTAATTTACTATTAACTTAATTAAGAAGTAGTATTTGATTCCCAATATTGATAGTTAATTTCAACTGTGAATTCCTCGATAGCATCCGCCTGATCGTATGAAAGATCAATCTGCGATACGTTTGTTGGGAATGCTCCACGAAGTGTATATGTTTTAGTAACATTACCTTCTTTGTCGAGCTGTTCAACAATCATATCCGCTTGATAATCGGTTGGGTTGCTAAGGCCGGTATTATTAACATGTTCGTTAATACCGTTCATCCATGTTTCAAATGAATTGCGTACTTTCATTTCAGCATCATTGATAACAGTGATTGTCCAAGGTTCAAATGTACGGTCACCTGCAATCTTTAACTGACGACCACGGAATGGTACGTCAATGTTAGTGATTGTTGATGCGGGAAGTCCAGCTCCTTTTACCATGAAAGAAGTGAATTCCGTATCTCCCCCAGCATAAGCAGGGAAGTTAATTGTAGCTTTGAACAAGTTAGGGCGAGCCCCACCACCTGTCAATTTTGCTTTGAAGTCATCTACACCTAATACAGCCATTTTAATTTCCTCCTAGATTTAGCCACTAACAACTTCAGAGAAGTCAACACCAGTACGGGTTGCTACGAAGTTGAGTGTGATGAAGTTAATTGAACGTGCAGGTTTGATATAGATATCTGCAACGAAACGATTCGTGTCGATTACTTGTCCTGTATTGTTTGTTTCGTCACAAACAACCAAGAAGTCAGTAATTCCACGCCGACCTTTAACATCCCGCAAAAATGGTTCAACCAAGTTACGGAATTGTGCTCTTGTAAACTCATCGTTTAACTCGAACAGTTGGAATTTAGAAGCGGTAGCAATAGCTTTCTCAAGAGTAATGAACAATCTACGAACATTAATTCTGTCGAATGCTGAAGCTTTAGACTGACCAGTTTTATCACCGAACAAGAGAATACCTTGGCCCGGGAATGAAACAATCGGGTTAATATTTGCTTTGTACAGTGTGTCTCTAGCTGATTGGTTCGGGTTGAACGCTAACTTAGTAACACTTCTTAGACCACCACGGTTATAACCTGCAGGTGAGAACCAAGCATCTGCTACATCATCTGTATTTGCACATAGACCAGCCATGTGACCAGAAGCAGCAATGTATACATAGTTATCAGCATACTTGTTATATACATATAACGGAGTGCTGTCCATGAAATGGTAGCTGTCCATTGTGCCAAGTGCAGTTTTTCTACTTGTTACTGTGGCTAGTTTATCAGCTTCAGAAGTATCAAACTGAACACCTGTAGTTGCTTCTACTGGAGCTGATACAAACGCAACAACGTCTTTACGCTTAGTAGCTATGTCCATCAACTCTTTATCTACTGTAACCTGAGCGGTATCGTCAAGTTGTCCAGCATCTACAAACATTAGATTTACATCCACTGTTTCAGAATCAGAAAACAAACCAAGTCCGGTATCGTCTGCAGTATAAGAACCTGCAACTAGAGTACCATCGGCGCCGCTTTCCAAAGTAGCAACAAATACGTTATTATCCAACTTGCCGTCAACGTCATCTGCGGTTGTAATTTCTTCATCACCATTTATATTTGCTACTGTGTCATCAGCGCCTGGATACAGTCCAGAAGTATCATCTCCAAGTTTATTAATAAAAATAAACTGTGAAGCATTATTGATTACATCGTAATAATAGTTAGAAGAACCGTCACTATTTAAAGCGTCTTTACACAAAGACAACCCTTGGTATTTTTCCAATACTTCATTCTTTGTGCCAGTGAATTCACCTTTTTTGTCAACGACTAGAACATGAATTTCGTCTCCGCCGTCATCAGTATTTACACTGCCGGGATCAGCATCGAAATTACTTTTCAGCAATGTCCGAGCGCCTGAAACGCTAGGAGAATCTTCACCAGCTTGCGCGTCGAGGTCAGTGTTTCTAGCAACAATGACTTCCAAGCTATTACCTCTTGCACCTCTACAACGTGCAATTGCTACGTTTGATGCTGCAACAGTTGTAGTGTCGTAGTCATCACGGTTATTCACTGCGTACGCTGTTGCATCAGCAGCAATTCCAACCGCTGCACTGCGTGTAATTGTATCACCATCAGAAACCGCACGTGATACCTTTAGAGTATTACCGTACTTTAAAAAGCTCGCTGCCTGTAAAAAGGATTGAGCGTGTGTTTCGTCTGGTTTACCAAACAATAGTGCAAGGTCGTTTTCTGAACTTACCGTAATAAGTTCTCCAACAGGCCCCCACTTGAATCTGCCAGTATAACCACCAATCGAGGTGGATACTGCAGGTATTACATTCGTCAAGTCAATTTCTTTGACTTCGACGCCTGGAGAGACTAGGAATCCCATATTGTTTACCTCTTTCTTTTCAGTTAATAATTAATATGTGCGACATTACAAGAATTTATTCACTCTTGTATTTATAAATAGAGATAGTTCTAGAGTTCTTTCCAAGCCCTCTGTTGTTCTAACATCTCCCCATACTCATCAGATAGGCCATCGTTATGTATAAACCCAAAGTCTAGCATTTCTCTATCCAACAGTTCTTCTCTGTCCTTATATAATAATTCTTTAAGTGTAATATCATCAATGTTGCCGAAGGCTTCAGTAGAAACAAACCAAGAAAACATGACTAAGTTCATTACCATGTCATCGTGACAGCCCTTATCTGCTTCGTAACTACTACCCTTTGGAATAAATGTTGATAATTCTACAATCGTATCAGAGTCTACAATTTCGACACCGTTTTGCTCAAGCAAGTCTTTCATGTTTGAACACCCGATTCTTTTAATCTTACGAGTCATTGTTGCACCAATACCACCAGATTTAATAGCTGACTCTACAAATGTATTTTCATACTCTAAGTCGTAGTAAACACCGTTACACACAACTTGTCCAGCATCATTGTTTTCAATTACAACAATTGCTTCGTTATAGTGTTTAGCCGACCACACGATTATATCTGGGAATAGCAAAGGAGAAATTAGATTATCTCTAAATGTACACACCTGTTTAAATGGTTTAGCCGTAACATCAAATACAGAAAACGTAGAGTAGTCTTGTCCTCTTCCCTTTGATACATCAACAGTCATAATATAGACATGATCTTCCTTTGGCTCTTCATATACCCGAATTCCTCTAGTGGTTTTCATCGGTTCACGTGCCTTTAAACTAAGTAAACAATCTGCAGATATAAGTGTCGATGAGCTACCAACAAACTGATTGCCAAACTCTTGAGCAAACTGTGCTTCACTTGTATTTGAAATAGTTTGTTTCTTCCATTCTTCATCTCTGCCAGGTACATCCCACCAATCAACTCTAAACGAGACAAACTCATTTATTTTTTGTATAGCACCTTCCCAAATCTTATAGAACATATTACCGATGCCATTTGGAGTAGATGTTATAATTACTTTTGTTTCTTTACCAGACGAAATAACCGGATATGTTGACGTATAGAATGTTGCCGCATTCTCAACAAAGGCAAACTCATCCAAGAACAGAAGGTTGACAGACTGGCCACGAATAGATGATGCTGAAGTGGCAGCTGCAATGATTTTTGAGTTGTTTGAAAACTCGATTGATCCTTTGTTAAGGACTCTTGTACCAGGCTGTAAAAAGAATGGAAGGTTTTCTAGAGCAAGTGTGATACGAGCAAGCATCTCACGGGCTGTAGCACCTTTGTTTGCAAGAATAGCTACAGTCTTTTCTGGATGAAATATAGCATACCATAAAAGATATATAACAGATGAAATCGATTTACCAGACTGACGACAAGCAAGCACAATAGAGAATCTATTGTCATTAAAATGTTGAAACATTTCTTCTTGATACGGATACAAGTCAAAGGGTACTAAACCTTTATCTAGGTTAATTATCTTCGCATAAGTCTTTGCAAAGTACACTGGGTCTTGCATGCACTTTTGGTACTCAGTAATTTCATCCTTTGTAAAGTTATGAGTTACTCCATCTCTCTTAACTTGAGAATTACCGTTATACCCCTGCAGATCCATTACCATCCCCCTTTGCTAACATTTTTTGTAACTCTGCAGTTGAACCAACAAACAGATTATTTTGAGTTACATTGTTAGGGCCAGTAGGTTCATTATTTAATTTATCTAGTTCGTGTCTTTTCTTTTGAAGATCAATTAATTGTGAAGTCATATCAGCTGATGTTTTAAACATAGTAGCTAATACTTCAAATGCTCTTGGGTGTTCTGCCTCAGCCGCTACTTGCATCATGTGATCCATTGCTTCGTCTGACTTGTCAAGCAAACTTTTGAGGTGCTCCCGTGCCGCCTTATAATCTTCTTCTGCATCGATTGTAAGATTAAGATCGTCAGTAGGTACAGGAACAGTTGATACTGCCTGTGATGAAAGGGCCTTTGTTATTTTGTCTAGTTTATCACTCATAATTTATGACGGACTTGAGTCATCCGCTACTCCTGGGCTATTAGTTCCACCATCTGGTAAATCAAATCCAAAGGTGCTTATTCCCGATAAGGGAGAATCACTAGCAACAAGGATACCACCTGGCGAGTTTAATATTAGACCTTCTAAAACAATTCCAGTGGGAGTATCCCCTTGGATATTTGCAGGTGTATCGAAAGGTGAACTATCAACAAAAACTTCATCTCCACCTAATGGAATAACTATTTCTTCAACAGGTTCTTCAATTACTAATTCTGGTGGAACGTGGTCTTTTATAGAAAGAATAGTTTTTGTCACCTTTGAATCCAACCCTTGAAGGATTTCCCCTTTGGTAAATAGTTCACCAAGATCATTAACAATAATCTTAGCATTCACTAATGTATTTGGGCTGTCAACATTAGCTGATTTGAATGAACCTTTTGTAGTCACTAACTCATTTTTTAAATAGGGACTATCTTCTTTTGTAGTAAGACGAACCACATCAAGATTCGGATCGGCCGGTGGTTCATTATCTGGTGGATTACCAGAAGCTGGACTGTTAGGACTGTTATATATTGGGACAAACGGTTGATCGGCTACTGATAATACACTTCCAATAGCAATAACCCAACCATCTCTAGGCGGTACCGCTAAATTTTGTGAGTTTATACATATAGTTCTATCTGGATCGTTTATTTTCCAGAAATTATCCTCAAACCGAATGTTTACTGCTATAGACGGTGAGTTCGGACTGTTAGGGCTATCTAGTGTATAGTTTGGTCTATCATTAACAAATCCATTTAATTTATATCTACCATTATATTCTTTATTAGTTATAGAATCTACTCTTAGAAAAAGGAATGGGCTATCAGGCAATGGTGTGTCATCTATTTGAAAAACAGGAATATTGTCTGGTGGATTACCAGAAGCAGGACTATTAGGACTATTAAAGACAGGTGAATTGTTAAAATTAAATAGAAGAGTTTCTATATTGACAGGTGAATCTGGTTCAGCTGGAATGCTTATATCTGCATTAGAAACTTTCAATACATCGTTTATATTATAATTTCCACCACCGTCATTTAATTCAACAGCTGTAATTTCTCCAGTTACTCTATCAAGTGTAATGTCTACTGATCCTAAATTGCCACTACTAGAATTTGGTGAATCAGGAATTACTGGAACACTTCGTTGAATAATAGAAGGAGAAAAATTATCAACGCGATCAGATTCAGGAGAGTCACCACTTGTAATTGTAGCTGCTGTAATTTCTCCATTGCTTGAAACACCCGCAACAGTCAACACAAGGTTTCTTAATGGTGTATCTGGTGAGTCTTCACCAATTTTTGTGCCGTCAATAGTCAACTCATCGTCAAGTGTATAATTTAAACCATTATTTCTTATTGAAACGGAAGTAACAGCACCAGTGAAAGTATTTACTGTTACATCAAACCGAGCATCAGAACCAGTACCTCCACTTGCCGACACACTATTAAATACGAAAGTGTTATGCTTTATTCTATCAATGTTAGATTCTGTTCCACTTAATACACTTAACGAACTAATTGCATTTTGTCTCGGAAAGCCTGACATAGTAAAATTCTGTGGTGTAAATTCTACATCAAACTTTTTATCGACATTTATAGTGGTTGTATATATTCTAATACTCATTATTCTGAAAACCCAAAATCTTCTAAGTCTTGCTGCGTCGGTCTAACAATAATTGTATTTAGTATCTTAGAATCCGTAAGACTTGTTACGTTACTGTTATCTAAGATATTTGCTGTGACTTTTCTAATGATAGCATTTTCAGAGCTATCAGGCGAGAACTTAACCTTTATTGTAAAATCAAGTGTGTATATTAATGTTCTTCTTCCAGTAAAGTCTCCTTCGTAATCATCAGTAAATGTTACGCCGTCTAAGATAATTGGCACGTCTGTAATAGAACCCGGCCCATCAATATCTTTTACACTAACCGTATATTCAGGAGAAAATGTTGGAAGTATCTGTTCGACAATCTGTAGTGCATCCTCTTGGTTTCTTGCTAGAATATTTAACTGCATTCCTAGTGTATACGGAACACTTTGGTATGTCGTAGTCTTTTTGGTAGTGTCTGAGCCGTCTGTTAATTTTCTATTAAGACGATTTAACTTAGTACTTTGATCGTATGCAATACTTGTAATCTCAAATGACATCCTAGGGAGCTTGATCGCTACTCTCTGTTCATTGAGGTCTTGATTCATTCTACCAGTAAACTTTTCTCTTGGGCCATACGATATTGGAACACGTTGGGTGTTAGTCATTTTTATACCGTCATAGCGTCCGATAATAATGTTATTAAAACATGTACCGAACACCGACACAATCCTTTTTATGGTTGCATGATAGAAATGTATACCACTAAGCATTTGGCTCTCCGAATGGATTAAACTCACTAAAGTCTAAGTAGTTATCATTAAGTGCTTCAAAGTCTGATGCATCATCAAACTTATCATTGTCATATTTATTAGAAGTTAAATCTTCGTCCTCTACAATCTTACCAGTTGCTCCGGAAGTCTTTCCTACAAAAGTAACATCCTTCCCAAGCTTGGGAATGTCACCAGTAGCAGTAGTGTAGGTCAAAGTTCCCACATTAAATACATACGGAGAAACATCAGTGAACCAACTCAACAACTCTCCATCCGCCGTTGTTCCATCGGAGAATGTAAATGTTAAATCTTCACCAAGTAAGAACGATCCAGTTTGAAGTTCAACCTCAAGACTTGTACTTTCAGCGTGTATTGATTGAACCGAATCAACTTGTCCGATACCTGTGTCGATATCTTCCCCGCTGTATTCATACATTTCACATTGCAATTTAAAGACTGGTAAATTCTTTAACTGATAAAAAGGCTGTTCGTGTTCAACGAATTTTATCTCAAACAACGATTTTGACATAGGAAGATAGATTAGGTCACCTTCCGTCGGTCTGATTCGGTCTTCTTGACTTTCTTGCATTGTGTTAAGAAAAGTTCTTCTAGCCACAACTAAGTTTACTTGGTCTCGTATTTCTAAACCAAACTTGCTCAATAAAGTACCGTCACCTTCAAAACCTTCAGTAGATTCAAGATACATTTCAATAAGATGAGATTCATCAAATCTAGATTCTATTACTTCGTTAGTTGCAGTATCAATCGACACAATGTGACGCGGCATATAGTATACGTCCGTGCCATAAATACCCATAGCTTCTATTACAAGCTCTTCATAGAAATTCTGTTCTGAAACAGAACCTTGTGTAAAGTAAGTATTCTTTGGCATTGTAAATCATTATCCTACATAAAATGCTGGAGGCATCTCATGTTTAAGTTGTACTTCTTCTTCCAGCTTATTTATTTCTTCAACTGCTTCATCAAATATTTGTTGTCCATTAAGTGTTACTCCGCCTGGAAGCTGTATACCCTCAAACTTTTTAAGATTAATACCCCATTGTTTTTTAATAAGAGCAGTTAGATATTTTTTCAAAAACATGTCGTTATAAATTTGTGTTGACGTTGCTTCAGTCGGTGCGTCTGCGTCATAACCAGAGCCGTATGTAGTTGCTGTGTGTGAAGTTCTTGGTACGATTGCTTCATAACCTTCAAAAACAATAATAGAACCCTCTTTGATATCAGTCCCCCACCGTGTTTCAATAAATAATTTATTGATATGTCTATTGTAACGAACAGTCTGGTCTTTACCATCAAATACTTGGTCAATAAGCGCTAGATGCTGGTGTGTCACAGTATAGTTAAGCATCGAATGTTGGGGTGCCCGAAGATCATAGATATCGTTTAGCATCATCTGATACTCGATATTGAAATCACCAGTTCCTGCACCGTTAGAATCAAATGGTAACACCCGCGTTATTGTCAGATATGTATCTGGTATTGTGATGTATTGGTTTGTTATATCATCTGCCGTAAGAGTGTATTTTCTAAATCTGCGAATAGTGGCATCTGAATGATACTCTTGATAAAACTGTAAGGCTTCATCTAGGCGATCACCTAACTGGTCATCGTCTACGTTAATCTCAATTACTGGTGCCCCGAGAGCACGTAAACAATAATCAACTAATGTTTGTCTAGAATTTGGCTGTGACATACCTTTATTTATATATAAATAAGTTACAAGATAGCATGAAAATACTTATAATAGGTAATGGCGTTGATGTGACTAAGTGTGAACGTGGTGAATTTATAGAAGCTACGTTTGATGACGTGCTAATATGCAATAAAACACTATTTAATCTGTCTTCTCATCGAAAATATATCGGCAATCCAAACATTTGGGGAACTTGCGGGTGGTCTTCTCCAAAAGATATAAAAGATAATGAAACTCTCTTAGAAGATTTACCCGCATGGGGTGCTAGACATAGCAAGTTGTTTGACCCAATAGATGAACATAAGTTACTAGTGCATGACATACTTAAACATAGTAACATTCGCGAGGTTTGGTGTAACAGCAATGAAAATAGAAACGAATTAGACTTTGAAATACCAGAAAACATCGAGTTTCATAATATAGTTAATCCGATTTTGCCAGGCAAACAACATCACTCTCTTGGTTTACAAAGTTTGGTTCGGGCTATGGAAATGTATTCAGAAGTGTACTACATGGGGATAGATTCGTATCGAAAAGGCCATCACTACTACGATGAAAGTATGCCAGAGAATGTGATGACAATGATACATGCACAAGGTGATTACCTCACTGAAAGTATGTTAATAAAAAAATTAGTAAATGAAAATAAGATAAAGCATATTGATGACATACGCTGAAAACATTAAAATAGTAGAGCTGAATGTAACCGAAATCTGTAACCGCCGGTGTTGGTTCTGCCCTAGACATGATCCAGAAGTTTATCCAAACCGTTTCGATCAATACATGACGCCTAACACATACTACGATATTTTAAGATCATTAGAATCTACCAACTTTAACGGAATTATATCAATTGCTGGATTTGGTGAACCTCTTTATGCTAAACACTTACTAGAAGGCATTAAGATTTTATCTAAAAAATATCCAATTAAAATAATAACAAATGGTGACAGACTGAATCTTGAACTAATAAACAAGTTTGAAAAATTAAATGTTCAAGAGTTTAAAGTCGATCTTTATGACGGCCCACACCAATATGAGTTTATGATGGAAATGTTTAAGCATAGTCAATACACAATCGTAGATACCTTTAGTGAATCTACTAACCTAGATAAAAAAGAAGTAATCTTAAACAAAGTATATGCTAAAACTATAGAAAGTCTTAATTACTATAACAGGGCCGGTTCAGCTGAAATACAAGGGCATAAAGGTAATACTTTAGATCGTCCATGTTATGTACCATTCTACAAAATAAAGATAGATTGGAATGGTCAGTACTTACTCTGCATGTCTGATTGGCATCGTGAAGCAGATATAAGCAAAGATAAAACATATAACGTAAAAGATATGAACGTAGAAGAGTATCTACAAAGTGATAGGTTTAAAGACTTTGTTAAAAGTATGACTAGTACAAAAAGAAATGATTTAACACCTTGCAATAAGTGTGATATAAATGGCATGGAGTGTGGAGAACTATGGTCACACGCTTAGTAAACGAAGAGGTTAGAATAGAACCGACTAATCTGTGCAACTACAGCTGTGTAATGTGCCCTAGAGATAAACACACCCGCCCTCAAAGTGTTATGAATATGGATTTATATATTTCTATAATCCAACAAATTACTGAGCTCGGTGCTAAAAAAGTAGTATTGACTGGTTATGGAGAACCTTTTGCCGATCCGACTCTAGAATTTAAAATTAAGATTGCAAAATACCACGGCTTGCTAACCTATGTCATAAGTAATGCTTCTCTGTTTCACCAACCGTCAAGATATGATACATCTAAAACAAAAATTCAATGTGCAATAGACAACGGACTTGATGAGCTACGTTTAAGTTTCTATGGGAATACAGAAACTAAATACTCAAACACTATGGTAGGTGGGAACTTTAAAAATGTCCTTTCAAACATAGAACTTCTTAAAAAACATAAAGGTGCGTGTGAAGTAAGCCATTACTTACTTGACTTCGATGGAAATGAGACAGTAGAATCTTATCCCAAAATCTTTAAAGACGTAGTTGATTACTATGAGATTTGGAAACCTCATAATTTTGGTAATGGTAGAAACTTTCGAGAGCTCAATACTAATAAAACAACGTGTGGTAGACCGCAGTCCGGCCCTCTTCAAATAAACTGGTCAGGAATTGTAGTTCCATGTTGTTATGACTATAATGAAAACATAGTATTAGGTGATGCGTCAAAAGATACAATCATAGACATTTTAAACGGTGATGCTTATAATAAACTTAGACAAGCACATATAGATAATGATTATAGCAAATACTCATATTGTGACAACTGCGATCAGTTATTATGCAATAAACACGAAACTAGCATTGTATATAGTGACAACCCAGCACATAAAGATATGACTAACGAAGACATCGTAGTTAGAACAAACACAAACCCGAAAGTAAGACTGGTATGAAAAACATTTTAATTATTGGGTCAGGTATGGACGTACTTGATAAGAAGAGAGGCGAACAAATCAATCAGCTCTTTGATAATATAATGATAATTAAGTATCAACTATATTTCCTTGATGAGTTCAAAGAGTATATCGGCAATCCAAATATGCTTGTTGCGCCTGGACTAGAATTTAAAAAGTATTCGTATAGAGAATGTTTAAATTCAGAAGAAGAAAAACTTGCGTGGGACAAGTGGTATGATGAAACAGAATTAAAAAATAAAAGACAACGTATATATGACTGTATCAAACACTCTTCAATAAGAGAAATCTGGAGAAATGCAAATGACTATGAACGCTCTATGTTTTATGACTTTAAACAAGTTAGAAATTTACACCACAAAGTAGTAAAAGTAAAGCCAATAAAATACGCAAAGTCCTCTACAGTTGGCATGACAGCTATCTATCAGGCATTAGAGCATAACTATAAAGTTTACTATATGGGATTCGATAGCGGGTACAAAGGTACACACTATTATCATAACTTAGAAGACACCTTTGTTCCGTATAAAAAACCTGTAATACAAGAGCCAGACCAGTATTTTGAATTAGGGCTCCTCCGTAAAAAGAAACTAGTAACGCATGTCGATAAATTAATAAACAAGATTGCGAAGTAACTCTTTTTTAAGAATTGCAGATTTTATTGATTGATCGATTCGGGTTGATTCAGTGCAACCGTGAATACAATCTATGTTATCACCACTTGCTTCACCCCTCAAAGATATTGTAACATCTTTCCAAGGTATATAGTATTCACTCTGACCTTTGTGCATTTTATAATGTGTTATCTCGGCAATTGACTTTTCAAATGGATTCTCTTTATATGCTTCTACAATGGTGTCAATATATTTTAATGTTTCTGGAGTTCTACGAAAAATACTAATCCCAGCGTCTGCTTCAAAATACGGTGTTTTCTTCTTTGTCATTTTGTAGTGTTTAGTATTCTGTGCACAACCGATCAACTTATCATTTAGCATAAAGGCATCTGGGTCAAGATATATTGCCACTTCGTTATCTTTTAAATATGAATAAAGATACTCTTGCCAACAACCTATCTGTGTTGACATTATGTTTACATTTTGGTTTGAAACCCCTAACAAAGCATGTTCCTTAGTTCTTTCAAGAATGGTACAGGAGAACGGTATTCTATCTGGAGCATTAGTAAAAATTGTTATTTCATCAAAATACTTAGAATTTGTTTTATACCACAACGGTAGCAATACATTAGTATAGTGATCGTTTAACTCTTCACTGTCAGATGTAAAGTAAGTGCTAATTAAATTCATTCAGTGTCATTCTCCAAAATACATGATTTCCAAATACATATTTCTTTAGGTTGCCAATCGGATCATTCTTTAGTAGAATAAAATTACCGCAATGTAATATCGGATTGTATTTAGAATATTTTGGCAAGACATCGTTTTTTATATAAAGCTCTAATTGGTCAGTTATGTCATTATCAATAATATGATTAACAAGTTTGTTTGTCATTGAAGACATATACATTGGTCTAATGCTGTTTATTCTTTCAATAAGATCAACTGGGCCATGACAAAAACCAAACCGAACACCACTAAGTAACCCCATCTTGCTAAATGTTCTGATAGTTATTAGGTTATCAAATACAGGTAAAGGAGACATGGGATTTATATAAGCTTCATCAAGAACCACATACTTAAATTCATTGCACAAAGCTTCAATGTTATGGACACAGCCAGTGGGATTGTGTGGCGACACGATGTATAAAGTTTTATCTTTTTTATCTTTAATAGAATCGAAAGACAATGAAAATCCGTCATTGTATATATAGTCAACTACTTCGTATTGAGAATACCTCGAAATGTAATATTTAGCAAGCTCAAAGGTTGGGTTTGTAAATACCCATTTTTCAGCTGATAGTTCTTCTGCAATTGATCGTATTACACATTCGGAACCATTATGAGCAGAAATAGTGTTAATATCACAATTAAGTTTGGTTGCAATATTATTTAAGACTTGATAAGATGAATCATACTGACACAAGTCAGACGGATTAAATTTAATCTCTTTAAGAACTTTATCTGCAAAGGATGGGAATACACACTCGTTTCGCGAATACCTAAGATCGTATTTGTTTTCTGGTTGTACTAAGTGTCTTTTCATATTTCTGTTTTATTATATACGGATTTACCACCCCTGCATAATGAATAAGTATTGGGTTTAGGTCTCTATGTATATCATACAAATAATTTATACGATTGTCAATACATATATCATATTTTTTTAGAGGCAAATTATTAAACTCCGTTTCTTCAGTTAGCCACCCCTTTTGATTTTTAAAAGACAATAAAGTATTTAATATATCTTTTGTATTGTCTGTCTTTCTCCAAAGGGCACCGCCCAAAGTAATAAACCCATCTTGTAGTTCAGACACTACCATATCTTTACTTTCTATGAGGTCTTCTAGCTTAACGGAAAAATCTAGTATTGCGGTATCTATATCTGTTATATAAACCAAGTCATAAGTAGCAAAATATTTGTCAACAAGCCTAAGCTTTTCCCAACCTACGTCATATTCTTTGTAAGATTTTGTTAAGTTTAATTCAATAGATTCGTGAAAGAAATCATAGCCATGCATCTCACAATACTTTTCTTTTGAACGTGTAAGAGGTTTTAAGATTGTTTTATAGTAAACATCGGAAAATGTTACAAGGCATATCTTCATTAATCAAATGCACCTATAATCTTATCTATGTAGTATATTTCATCATGGAAACAACTTGGCAAGTGTTCTAACAGCTCTCTCCTAGAATTAGTTTTTTCAACGAACGTAAGATATGTATTCTTTGCATCAACTACGATTTTCTTAAGCATATCCTTTTCAGGCCTCTCTAAGTCTCTATCCTTTTCGATATACTTGTGTTGTTGCAAAAGTTTTTTATCAATCATTCTCAATATGATATCTTTAAGCTGTTCAAACGATAGATCATTTATATCGTCTAAATCTGTTACACCTAGACTTCTTAAACCAGAAAGTCTATAATATGTAGTAGCAGGAGTAAAAGAAGAATATATTTTTTCTATATCTTTCTCTAGAAATATTTTATTCGACCGTGCGTTTTCAATAAAATCGTAGCACTTGTGAAACCATGTTTTGTTAGAAGTGCAAAGAATTACTTCACTTGGATCATACAACTTTATCTCTTTAGTATGATATTCTTCTATACGAATGTTTTCGCCATGATCTTTTAACAGGCCTCGGCATAAAACTTTTTCATTATATACTATGCAATATTTTTCACTCATAAATATTAACTAATAGTGTACTTAGACACTTTATTGGAGTATTCCATTCCAATCCATATTTTTTTTCTATAAACATTGCGAGGAAATCCAGCATGCTCAGCATTTACATCTTTGAAGTATAATGTAAATAATGCGCTTCCTAAATTCATGTTTGATACAGTTATAGAATTATTAGCGGTTTGTATGTTATGTGTTGTTGGCATTGCATCTTCATAACCATCCCATTGTCGCTTCTCTCTACCAAAAGTTATTTGTATTCTAAATTCACCTGCGGTTTTCATAAAGCGATCACCTAACTGAAGAAGATTAATCTGAAAATAGCCATTGTCGGCCCTGTTATAGAAACCTTCTCGTATTTTTGCTCTAGCATATACATCCGCGCGCGGAACAAGATTACTAAGAAAAGCTCGGTTCCATCTAAGTCCGCCGTTATAGTAGTCTGGTGTCTTACCTGCAACAGTTCTGACAGGCCATATCCAAGCTCGTACATTACTTTTGTGTGATCTATGTAACATCCAAGATGGATTTAGATTGTTTGGCGAAGCTAGATAATATGGATTATTTTGATTTGCTGTCTGTTGAACCCAATAATTTCGGTCTATCGGAATACCGCTAAATAATGTATCGATTTCATTGCTACCAATTGCAACCCTTGGAACTGATTGCCATGCTTCATCTTGATATTCAGGTAATCTCCAATCATTATAACCTAAGAATCTACTTGAATTTAACAAATTTATCCCGGCGTCTACTGTTGATTGTGGTCTTGCACTTGTAATAGCACTAGGTAGTGTTTTCGGCCACATCAAATTAGATACCGTGTCAGTAACAGTCCCATCTTGGTTGTCCAAAAATCTAGGAGGTTGGTTTGTGTTCGGCCCACGCACTATTGTACTAGCAAATGCCATTTTTACTCCTTATAATGTTCTTCTACGGTAATCCAACTAGTAGCACGAAACGCATTATTTTCGCTTCGGTTTATAAATATAGCTCCATCGGAATTACGAAGTCTAACTCTCCAGTAAAATACATCACCTTCATTAGAACTACCTACATCTTGAACTAATGTCGGTATTACTACAGGGCCAATTTGATCTGTCCGCTGCAGATGGTGCCCAAATATTGAAATTCCACCGAACGCGGATGCGCCTCCGGCTGCGTCAAGTGGTACACCGATCCAAGTCCCATCAGTTCCATTCCACTGATATTCTATATTGACAGCTGCATATTGGGTTGGATCATTGTTACCAATGTGTAGAGCAAGGTTAAAGATCATATCTGAATTGGGTCTTTTAACTGTCATATTTCCAGAAAAGGGAGTGTATATTCGTCCAGAGTGAGTGCCATTAAAGCTGCTGACAGCGTTTGTACTAATTGTCTTTATATTTCTTACATTAGCGTACGACACAAGTTTACTATCATCATGGACAGCAGCAAGATACAAGTTACTTCCATCCGAAACTGCTGATACAATATCAGTTCCGTTTTTAGATATTTCAGGAGTTTCCCCTACCCACACAAAATGGCCAGAATTAAATAATACGGTTGCCTCTGATTGGTTTCTAATTACAAATGTATATGTAGCACCTGCAGGATAAGAAGATGCTTTTGCTGATATAGTATGAGATTCTGTGTCTTCACTACTAGGTACAGTAATAACAAACACGTTAGAAGATAATAAGTTGAAAGTTTTATTACTCGTCAGTGTGTGTGATACGGCGGTTGTATATGCGTTCCCTCCGTTAATATTTAAATATCCGTTTAATTGGTTTTCACCATCGGAACCTAGAATTAGTTTAGTTGTAGGTTGATTATTGTTTGTTCCAGAATTAACTTTCGGCTGAGTTTGAAACTCAAGTTTTTCACCACCTGATGCATTGCCATCTCTTTTAGAAACAATACGGGAAGTAGGTGCTGTTTTATCACCACCATTTTTAAACTCAATACCTGTAACTTGGTTATCAAAACTACTTTCTGACGATACACGAACCGGAATATTTTTAGACCGTGTTTCATCAGTTGCATGGCCGGAGCTATCGTAATCCGGTGTACTAATTTCTAAACGGTTTGTGGGATTAGTTGCACCGAATCCAGCAGCAGTAACGACTTGATTAGAGTCTAAACTTCCACCTTCATGTAAACTAGCTGGTACAAGGCCGGAAAAAGGTCTAGTTGCTTCGGGGTGAATGAAGAATACTTCAGATAAAGCTAATTGGCCTCGACCCCCCGCTTCATATACAGTCAACTTCATTTTTGTGAAATTACCACTAATGCCTACTTCGCTACCAATTTCTTTAGCATATAAGCCTCTATTATATGCTTCTTCGTTCGCGGTATTTTGGAAATCTGCTACTGTGATATATTTGTTCACTTGTGTCGTCGAATCAAATAGTTCTATCTTGAATTTCTTTGGCCCAAAGAATCTAGAAGTCCATCCTACCATTCCGTACCGTTGAATAGCTTGATTTGGCAATCCCGCAATCTCAAGGACATAGGGATCACTAAAGTTTAGCCCGGTAGCTATAGTTGGGTTTAGAGTTCCATCAAATAATACAGCAATATTGATTGGATTGCTTCCACTAGCTGCTGTACCAGATTGTGTAACAGTGTAACGATTGTTTGCATTATATAATAAGTTGTGTTGAGATGAACCTCCAGCTGATGTATTACCAACTGTTATTCCTCTAGCAGAAATGATACCATTTACATCAAGAGGGTATTGTGGGTTTTCTCGGCCAATACCAACTTTATTATTTCCTCTAATAAATATTTTATTACTAATAGAGTTTAGTTTTAATGTTTGACTAGCTACAATTTCGGTATTGTCTAGGAACAAGCTTCCTAGTACATCAACGGAAGGAATTGTTAATGCAGCCGCGGCTGTATTAGTTCCATCCATTACACCACCGCTGCTGCCCAGAAAGCGAGCACTACCAATGCTTAGTTTAGCATTGACATTCCCTATCTTAACACCGCCGGTAAAATCATCAGCATGATTTATTTCTAATACGTCTCCACCTCCGTGTACTAATGCACGGCCGTCGTGACTGTTTCCACCAGCTCTAGTACGATTATACATCCGAAAATCATGGCCAGACATTATAATGTCTTTATCAACTGTTAAATTATTTTTAGTTTTTATGTTTCCTTCTCAAGTTAGAGTCCCTTCAACGACAGAGTTGCCGGTTGCCCTGAATGTTCCATTAACCTCTAACGTGTCCGTTGGGTTTCGCGTCAAAGTATTAATACCAACCCGACCGTTATTTGCAAACTTATGCTTTGATTCTCCATTTATGATAACGTTCAAACCGAAGTCACCAATAGTACCTAGATTACCGTCTGATTGGAATATTATTTCATTAGCGTCAAGACCTAGAGCTTGTCCGGAAAGATCGTTACCCGGCGTAATGGTTATAGCTGCATTGTCTATGTCTCTTGAATCCGAAGTTGAAGCAATAGTTTGGCCAGAGTTAATTCTTACTCTACCGACAACTCTTAATTTTTCATCGTTTAGTCTAGTAGTTCCCCCAACTACTACAGGTTTGTTAGTCCGAGTAATTCTGTTTGGCTTAAGTTCAATATCAGCACCACTCAATTGAGCTGCAATGTCAATATTATTACTGCCGTTATTCGGAATTCCGATATAAGCTGCTCTAGGAGATGAAGCCTGTTTACGAAATTCTATGTATGTATGGCTATTTGCATCATCACCACTAAGTTGAAGTGTTGCGCCTTGATAGGCAAATCTGCCTCGTCCTACAACATCAAGTTTTCTCTGCGGAGTAGTAGTTCCGATACCAACATTTTTATTATTGTTTATTGTCATGGTAATGCCACTATCATTACCGAACTGTAGTGCTAAATCAGCGGAAGTGGGGAATTTGACGAATCCTTTAACGCCATTACCTACTTTTCTTTCTATCTGAAAACCATTGTTGTTGGTATTCCATGCTCCGCCGGTTCCTTGAGAAAAAATTCTTAGCCTGTCATTATTATCTGATCTACTATTAAGGGTAATCTCTCTATTATTAGTAGTGGATTTTCTAATGGATAGATTACTATCAAACAGCACGGGATGTAAAAATGTAGTTGAAGCAGAGGTTATTCTAACCTTTTCTCTTTCAATACTATCATTACCCGTAAATGAGAATATCATACCACCATCTGGTATAGCACCATTTTGGTCAGTTTTTTCAAATACTAAATAATCTATATTAGTACCCGCAAAGAATGATGATTTACCTCTTTTGTAATCTCTATTACTAATTGAAAATGAATCAGTGCCACTTGGCGGTGTACCAGTTTCAGTCGGATTCTTTACACTAATATGTCCACGAATAAAATTAGATGTTAAAGAATCTGCTTGAGCATCAGAAACAAGTTTACCACTAACGGTGAGGTCGCCAGTAACCGTAACATTTTTTAGACTTGAAGTACCGTTTACAGTCAGGTTTTGGGTGATAGTAGCATTCTCTTTGACTGATATACCCCCAAGAAAATTTACATTATTATTATTATGCCGATATTCAAATACACAATGATCCGTGGTGGCACCATCGGACGTCTCTCTTCTAAAGAATTGTATTCGATCAGTACCACTACTACCGCCTGTTGCTTTGATAGCGTTCCCAGCACTATTAGCGTTTCCAATATATTGGAAACCTCCACCATAATTACTATATTGACCTGCGAAAAATCTACCAGAACTCTGTGTACCTACATTACTACCTAAAGCTCTAAATTCAGCAAACCTATTATTATCTCCGTATAGATCAAAGATATT